TTCAAAGACTAATGAAGTCTTACCATAACGCTACGCTTAAATGCGATTATGAATTAGCCACACAATTAGCCCATGAGTTATCAGAAGAAACCATTAAATTAGAATTTGCTACTTATGACCAGATAAGGAAACAATGGTTAAGCTAATGCGTAATATGTTTGCAAAACATCAAGACTACGCAGACTTTAAAGGATTGATAACTACTAACCCTGGCTTTGTACCATGTGATTTAGATGGTATTGCAGAGCGCAATAATCAATTTTTAATAATGGAATGGAAAAAACCTGGCGAAAAGTTAAGCGAAGGTCAAAAGATTATGCTTAAAGCATTAGCCAAAAAAGATGGATTTATTGTTACGATTGTTGTGGGCAATACCGATGAAGAAACTATAATAGAAGGCTACTGGCAAATTACCCAAGATGGTGAGTTTATGAAATGTGGCACATCTTTTGCGGAATTTAAACAGTTTTATAGAGATTGGTATGCACTAGCAGATGGCAACTAAAGCAGAAAAAGACAATTATGCAAAACTGGCACGACTGGGCTGTATATTGTGCAAACAAACAGATGTGCGAAACCTTGACGATTCCCCTGTTGAAATGCACCACATCAGAAGATATGGAGGTAAAAGAAGCCTTGCACCTGTCATCCCTTTGTGCGCCATTCATCATCGACTTGGCGATACCAGTATTCACCAGCTTGGACATAAAGGGTTTGAAAAGCATTGGGGTTTCTCTGAAGAAGATTTGTTAGCCCTAATATGAATGACCTTTTACTATATTTTGGTGTATTCGTGCTATTCACCTTTAATCGCACTATGGATAGTGCTGAGTTGACAGATGAAGAAATTGAAAACGCTTGGTATTCTTTAGGATTACGAGGCGTTGCTTCCGCTAATGAATGGCAAACACGCTATAGATTTGCTAGGGAATTAGAAAAGTTAATTAAAGCTCAAGCCCATCAAGCCCTAATTCGTGTGCCACCATTTTGCAACGAGTCCTAAATGGTTTGCCATGTTGCATCCATTTATCACCTTTTTGCCGATGAAAACTCATGTGTACACATTCATGGGCTAAAGTGGTTAATACTGTATAGAAATGACCACATCTGGCAGAAGATATAGTAATGCAATGCTCATAATCTTCTTCTGTGTTGTATAAATAAGTCCCCATTGTTTCTAGGTCAGAAGTCACAATAAACTCTACTTCTTCTGGCAATGGCATATTCCATTTAGTAAATGGATAACAACAATAAAGAGAAGCGTATAGGTTTTTAATAACCGATGATGTCAGCCTCATACTTTGTGTATTTTTCCACGAAAATCTACAGCATCTTCACCACATACACGAATAATCTCGGGCTGAAGCATTTTGCTATGGTCAAACGATAGCATTACAAAGCCACTATTCCAATCTTTAGGAGTATCTTCAGTATAGGCAAATTGTTGTCCCATAGGGTCGGCTAATGTACCTGTCTGTACCCCCCAGCGTGTGCCGTTGTAATCATTAAATGGTATGGAAGATAAAACATGGGTATGACCTGTAATCATATTGACACCGCTATTTACAGCATTATTCCTACCACCAGTCCAACCGCCCTTCCACCGATGTTTAATACAAGTATCTTCATTGACCCAAAATGACCAACAAGGTTGCCACATCGGAAAATAGTCTTTAAGACTTGTCCCATGTACACCTTCAAAGGTAGGAAGATTAGCAATAATAGACATTTCTAAACGCTGGTCATGGTTTCCTAGGGGAAAAAACAATTTAGCACCTTTAGAAACTGCTTCAATTTCACCTAAGTAATATTGACAGGCTTCTAATTCTTCTTTGACAGTTGGTACTTTATTCCAATCTTGGCGTGGAAAACGGCTTAAATTAGCTCCATCCAGCGCATCGCCATTGCAGACTACTGCGGTAGGTTTAAATTCTTTAATCATCTCTAAGAGGGCTTTAAAGGCTGTGGTGGTATCGTCAGGCCAAAAGTGCGCATCACTAAATACAATGACTCTGCCTTTTTCTATATCCATACCCCTACGAGTATGTCCTGTAGTCTGTGCAATCTTCTTTAATTGGTCAAAACGCTGGTCATCTACTGAAGGCAATTCAATCTTATGCCTTGCTTCTATTGACCTTCTTCTGTTATATACTGAACGCTGACTAACACCTATTTTTGTTGCCATTACAACGGCTGAACCACATTCTTTCCAGACTGCAATCCATTCTTCATCGCTTAAATGGTACATTAAATTCCCCTTAACAAGTAAAAGAACACTAACATACAATTATGTCTTATATTAAAAAAGTTGATAAAAATCAAAAGGATGTTGTAAAAGCACTACGAGATTATGGTGCAGATGTATTTCTTTTGCACACAGTTGGAGGAGGAATTCCAGATTTATTGTGCGCCTACAACGACACCACAATTCTACTCGAGGTTCAAGGATGGGGAGTCTAAAACGCTAACTCCTTTACAAATTAAGCTATTTGCTGGTTGGCAAGGTGGGCCATTACACAGGGTAAATTCATGCGAAGAAGCTATAGATGTATTAAAATTGTACGAACTTTGAAAGGAATTACCATGCCGTTAGATAAATCAGGCAGCGCCAAAAGTGTAGGCAAAAACATTAAAGCTGAAGAAGCAGCAGGAAAGCCACGCAAACAAGCCGTAGCGATTGCACTTAATGTAGAACGAGATAATGCTAAAGGTAAGCGAAAAGCAAAGTTAGAAGAAGCCTATGGCAAAGTTTTGGGCAAAAAAGAAGCGCAACACAAAGATGCCGTAGAAATGTCCCTCAAAAAGCACATGAAAGCCTAATATGAAAGCAATGCCTAAAAAAGACATGGAAATTGAAAAGAAAGACGGAAAGTCTTTTGAGTCTTCAGTAACCAAGGCTAAAAAGCGTAAGGAAGCTATTAAAGCTGCTTACGACAAGCATGAGAACTACCAAGATACGCCTGACGAAGCAGAACAAAAGACTATTAAAAAGTCCGCCAAAGAAAAGTTAATGGCTCGTATTGCTAAAGAAAGAGAATAATGGCTAACTGGATTGCTGGCGCTATCAAGCATAAAGGCGCACTAAAGAAAGAATTAGGCGTTAAAGAAGGCGACACCATTCCTAAAGGTAAGCTAGAAAAAGCCGCCAAAGCAAAAGGCAAAGAAGGTCGTAGGGCTAGATTAGCTTTAGAGTTGGAGAAGTTTCACAAATGAAACACATGAAACACGAATACAAGCAAAAAGATGCTTTATTGAGAGAACATAAAGAGTCCACGCTAGAAAAGAATGAAAAGAAGCGTAATAAGCGTAGAGATATGCTGATTAAAGAAATGAATAAAGTAGTAAAAGACCCATTCTAAATTCTGTATTACAATTTAGCCTTACAAATCAATCACTTGAGAATGTATGGACAAAAAACTGTCGAAATCTGTTGAAGACAACCTAAATAGGGCTGGTAGAAAGCCTGGAGTGCCTAATAAAAGCACTACGATGGCTCGTGAGGCTATTGCTAAGTTTGTTGATAGCAATACACACAAAATGCAAGAGTGGCTACAAAGCGTCGCTGATGGCATACAAAACGAAGAAGGTAAATACATAGTTGCGCCAAACCCTGAGAAGGCTTTTGGTATGCTTCAGACTGTCATGGAATACCATGTACCTAAACTTGCTAGGACTGAAGTAGTAGGCGATGAGAAAGCCCCACAACGCATGGTGGTGTCTTGGAAGAAATAGAGATTGAACTAGACTATAAGCCTAGAGATGTATTCCTAGAATTTCACGAAAGAAAAGAGCGTTGGGCAGTTATAGTTGCTCACCGAAGATGTGGAAAAACTGTCTCTTGTATCAATGAACTCATCTATAAGGCACTAATAGAGGGCAAAGAAGACGGCAGATACGCTTATGTTGCACCATATTACAGCCAAGCCAAGAATATCGCCTGGGACTACTTGTTAAGATTTAGTAATCCTGTAATGGCTAAAGCTAATCAATCTGAACTATGGGTGGAACTAATAAATGGCGCAAGGATTCGTTTGTTTGGTGCTGATAATGCTGACTCTTTACGTGGTCTATACCTTGATGGGATTGTCCTAGATGAGTATGCAGATATGCGCCCTCGTATTTGGGGCGAGATTATTCGGCCTTTGTTGGCAGACAGACTCGGTTGGGCAGTTTTCATTGGAACG